CACCGTGCCACTGGCAATCGGTTTCCCGCTCGCTTCGGATACCGATGTCTGGTTCGGCTCGTCTGGCGCGGCAACGACCGGCGACTCGGTTGTCTCCGTCTCGTTCATGCTGCCGATCGCGTAACCTCAACCTCACGACCAAACCAAAGGAACTCATAAGATGGTCAGTCAGCTCAACACGGCGCGTCCCGCGCGGACGCAGACACCGCGTTACGAAGATCGTTTCGTGACGCTCACGGCCGCCTACGTGGTCGATTACGACAAGGACGACGGGAAGGTATTTGTTCTCGATCTCGCCACGGGCTTTCAGGTGACTTTGCCGCCAGCCTTGGGCAAGGGCTTCAAATGCCGGTTCGTTGTCAAGACAACCGCCTCCGGTGGCAACTACACCATCGTTGCGGCAGGCTCAGACAAGTTGAACGGCTTCGCCCACTTGCCCGGCGACGATGCGGCAGCGCTTGCCGGCTGGGCCACTGCGGCGGGTACGGCTACCACAATCACAATGGACGGCAGCACCCGCGGTGGGTTTGCTGGCGATCTTGTCGAGGTGGAGGACCTGATCTCGGCCGTCTGGCATGTTCGCCTCTACGGGCATTCATCCGGCACCGAGGCGACGCCGTTCTCGTAATACGCAGCGCGTTATACGCAACGCGAACAACCCCGAGCTTGGGTCTTTATCATGGCCATATCCAACTACGGTGAGCTAAAGACCCAACTCGGCATTGTTCTATTTCACCAGCGCTTTGTCACGAATTATGACACTGCGACGATCAAGTTTGAGCGCGTTGTCAATCGTAGGATGCGCGTGCGGCTGATGGAGACCTCGACGACGCTGACGACAGTCGCCGGCGCTGTCGCGCTCCCGACGGACTTCCTCAAGCAGCGGGCACTGTTGTGGAAGGGCCGAACGCCCTATGTGCCGCTCGATTACGTCCATCCGACCTATCTCGAGACAACCGCAGTCGGGCTCGGCTTCCAGATCATTGGTGGCGGAGTGCCGGTGATCTACACGATCGAGGGCTCGACCATCAAGATACGTCGCGCCGACAACACAGCAAATATCTTCGAGTTTCATTACTACCAAAAGCTCCCCACGCTTCTGACCGGCGTCGGCCAGGACGCAAACACAAATTGGCTTCTGACCAACTACCCCGACGCCTATGAGTATGGGGTTTTGGTCGAGCTATTTGCATTGGCGCGCAATCGAGACGCGGCCGAACTCTACAAGTTGCGTCGCGACGAAGTTCTTCAGGAAGTCAGGCAGGATCTTGCCAGCAGCACGGACCCATCATCGAGGCACACACGGGAGGCGGAGTATTACTGATGGAACAGATCTACGATCGAAACGGAGAGCCCCTCGCCACCGTTCCCGTGTCCGAGAGGATGCTGGACATTCTAGATACCGGTGAGGAGATGACGATCATCTACCACACGCCGCAGCTGTTGCGCGACCGGCTTGGCAACCGCTCTGGCAATTTCGTGCTCTACAAAGTGGGTGACCAGATCAGGGTTACCAACCCCAAGCCGTTCATGGAATTTGTGCAGATACAGGCCGGCGTCGAAGCCGCACAGGGAAGCTAACATGCCCCCTCTTCTTTTCGGCGAGTGGCGGCCGGATGTTGCTAGCCTCGACAGCGGAATAGCAACCGAGGCTGAGAACGTCTTTCCCGGAGTCGTCTCTTACAAGCCAATGCCCTCGCTGCTGGCGTTTGCCACAAACACGCTAGCAAACGGCGGCAATGATAGCTTCACCAAGGTACTACTCCATTGTAACGGCACGAATGGTTCGACCACATTCACTGACAGCAATGCCGGCGGCTCGGCACATACCTGGACCGCCAACGGCAATGCGCAAATCAGCACAGCAACCTCAAAATTCGGCGGCGCCTCTGGTCTATTTGACGGGACGGGCGATTACGTCTCCACTCCCGACCATGCCGACTACACCCTCGGATCGGGGGACTGGACGCTCGATGGGTGGTTCAACGTCGCCGGCGGGGCCGGTGCCACGCGATTTATGTGGGGCACGGATGATGCTGCCGACACCTCTACAAATCGTACGATCGACATAAAGCTCGATACCGCGAACAAAATCCAGGCTCAGGCTTGGGTGGCCTCCACCCCCACCGCCGTTCAGGGGACGACAGCATTTGCTGCGGCCGGCTGGCATCACGTCGCCTTTACCCGCAATGGCAACATACTTCGACTTTTTGTCGATGGCGTTCAAGAGGGTGGCGACGTTGCCATCTCTGGCAGCATCAATGACAGCACAGCCACAACGTCGCTGGGGAAACTGGGCGCGTTCGCCGGGGTCGAATGGAATGGTTCGTTGGACGAATGGCGACTCTCGGTTGGCATCGCGCGCTGGACCACTATCTTCGCGCCGCCGGGCGTGGCCTATTTCCTCGGCGGCAAATGTGTGGGGCTGTATGCGGCACGCAAGGCAGACGCCACCTGGCGAGTTTACGGCGGCACGCCCACGGGATTGTTTGAATACAACCCGGGCGGCGGGGGATGGGTTGATATTAGCCGCACAACCGGTGGCGTCTATTCCGTGCCACTGACGGGCGATTTATGGTCGTTTGCGACCTTTGGGACAAAGGTGGTCGCCGTCAATATAAATGACGCACCCCAGGTGGTAGACGCAGAGGCGGCCGTTGGAACGGCCTTCGCGGCGCTCGGCGGCACCCCGCCGCAGGCCCGCACCGTGAAGCAGGTCGGCGACTTTCTGATCTTGGCGGGACTGGCCACCAATTCGCGCAAAATTCGCTGGTCCGCAATCAACGACATTACCGGCTGGACTGTCGGACTCAACCTCTGCGACGAACAAGAGTTCCCAGACGGCGGCCCGGTGATGGGCGTGGCTGGGAATGAGATAGGTTACGTGGTTCAAGATCGCTCGATCCGGCTGATGCAATTCCTGCCCGCGGACACAAATCTGATCTTCTCATTCTCGCGGGTTCTTCAGGAGCGGGGCTGCGTCTCGCCCTACGGCTTCACGACGGTCGGCAACACGCTTTATTTCATAGCCGAGGACGGCTTCTATGCCCTGCTCGGGCAACAGGTCTTTACGATTGGTCAGGATAAGATTAATGAATGGTTCGCAGTAAACTCTGACATCAGCCGCCGCGGGCTCCTGCAGTGCGTGAGTTCTATGAAACCATACGTATTTTGGGCTTACTACAAAACGCCTGGCTCACAGAATTATGACGGCATCGTTGTGTTCGATTGGTCATTGCAGAAATGGGCACGCGGTTCGATCGAGGCACAGACATGGGCGACCCTTGCGACCAGCGGACTTGATCTTGATACAACCGGCCCGGAGACGGGTGATGCTCTCGCAGACAGCACGGCGTTGAGCCTCGATAGCGCGGCTTATGTTGGCGGGCGCCCGCTGGTCTGCGCAGTAAACCCGGCGGGCTATTTGGCCGGGCTCAATGGTCCGTATTTGTCGCCGACACTCGAGACGTCAGAAGTGCATCCAGTTCCTGGCCAGCGCGCCTTTGTTTCGGAAGTCTATCCATTGTGCGACGCGCCGGATTGCACAATCACGATCTCTACGCGCGAGAGTTTGCAAGAAATGCCGGTTTGGGGAAACTCAATTCCACTGGACGATGGGATTGGGACGGCCTCAGTCTATAGTGATGGGCGCCTGCAAAAATTCCGCTACAGCGCGCCGGCGGGCGTAACTTGGACGCACGCCCAGGGCTTAAGAATTGATGCACAACAGAGTGGCTCTGTGGCATGAGTCCGCCCGATGATCCGTTTTTGCGACCGGCACCATTCAATCCTGCTGCCACCGGTGGCGCGACCGATCCGCTCGATACCGGCGCAGCCATTAGAACGGGCGCCGTTGTTCCGCCGTTTCGGCGCGATTTTGATAACGCGCGCGATCCTTATGTGGCACGAAATGCGCTCGGTATCCCAGCAAACGTCACTGATATTGCTACACGGTTCAATTCAGTTGCCATACAGAAATTTACAGCAAACGGCACCTATACTCCGACAGCCGGGATGAAATTTTGCATCATCGAGGCGGTTGGCGGCGGCGGCGCGGGCGGGGGCATTGGCGGACAAGCCGGCTATAATATTTCTGCCTCCGGCGGGGGAGGTGGTGGATATAGCCGCTCGCTAAAGACGGCTGCACAGATTGGTGCATCGCAGACGGTAACTATCGGCGCAGGCGGCACTGGCGTGAGTGCGAGTCCTGGCAATGTCGGCGGTGATACTTCGGTCGGCTCACTGGTTATTGCCAAGGGCGGCACGGGCGGGGGGGGCATCTATTCTGCGGGAGGCGCCGGCGGCGTGGCGGGCACCGGCGACCTTACCTTTCCTGGAGGCGCCGGCGGACCGAGCAGCGTCGGGACATCGGGTGGCGCCACCGCATCGTCCGGATGTGGTGGGGCAAGCCATTTCGGCGGTGGCGCGGCTTCGATAATTTTATCCGGGATTAGTTCCACCACCGGGAGTGCCGGAAATGCCGGAACAAACTATGGCAGCGGCGGCTCGGGTGCTGTCGATAACAATCAGGCCGTTAATCAGACCGGTGGTGCTGGAGCTGCCGGTCTCGTGCTCATCACGGAATTTATAGGAGCTTGATATGGCACTGACTTACTCCCAATCGGCAGCCTTGATGAAAGACCCAACCTTCATCGATCGGGTGAAAGTGGCGGCCCTAAAATTTGCCAATTACATTGTGAATGAGGCAACCATCACGCCACAGCACCATGCGCGACTTAACTGGGCACATGGCGTATTTGCGGGGCCCGATAGCGCGGCCCAAAACATTGCTGCCTCAGCCGTGATGGATCCGCAGGTGCAGACCGATGGTTCCGCTGTCTCCGACGCCAACCTGCAAACCTCGGTCGAGACCGTCGTAAATAACGCTTTCATCTAAGGAACCACGCCAATGCCCGGCGAAAACATTCAAGACTGGTCTACAACCGCGCTGAACAACGGCACTGCTGACAGTGGCATCAACTTTGCCGAGGGGCAGACGCGCGCGAGCCTAAATAATTCCGCGCGTGGAATGATGGCGGCCATTGCCAAGGACCGCAATCTAAAGAACGGCTCGATTACAACCGGCGGAACGGCTAGCGCGCTCACTTTCACTTCTGGCGTGGGCTACACCTCCGTCCCGACTGGGCTATGCATCCGGCTCAAAAACGGGATAACCAATATCGGCTCGACATCGCTGAACATGGACGGTATCGGAGCCGTCACGATCAAAGATTTCTTTGGCGCCGACCTAGTCAGCGGCTCGATGGTTGTCAATACATACTCAGACCTTCTATATAACGGCACAAATTGGATTTTGATTACCCCTGTTCAGATCGGCGGGTTTACCACCGGGGATATTAAAAGTACCCTTAAAACCACGGCCGATCTTGGCTGGGTCATGATGAATGATGGAACGATCGGCGACGCGACAAGTGGCGGCACCACGCGTGCCAACGATGACACCGGCCCCCTCTTCACGCTGATATGGAACGGCACAGCGAATGCGGACTGCGCAGTCTCAAGTGGCCGGGGCGCGTCGGCGGCCGCAGATTTTGCTGCCCACAAGACCATAGCCCTACCGAAAACGCTGGGCCGCGCGTTGGCGCAGGCCGGTTCCGGATCCGGTCTGACGACGCGCGCGCTTGGGGCAAAATTTGGTGAGGAATATCATCAGCTAACTCTGCCAGAATTGGCCGCCCACGCACATAACACCACGGTGCCCTGGGCCTCGGATAGCGGGTATGTCTTGGGAGGCGGGGCAACCGTTGCAGACGTATCTGGGTCAAGTGGCTATACTAGTGATATCGCCGGCAGCAACGTGGCCCACAATACCATGCAGCCAACCTCGTTCGTCAATTTTATGATCAAGTTATGACGTTTGTTTTTGTCCCGATCCCAACCACGGAGACGGCTCTTGGCAAGACGGCCCCTCTATGGATGCCGTTTATTGAGAAGATATCGCGACGGAAGGGCAGCGAGCCGCTTGCCAGCCTGGTCAGTCAGGTCGCAAACTTCGAAGTCCACATCGGCATGGTTTGGGATGAAACAAGGGCGCACGGGCTGATTGCATGGCAGCTCAGGCGCATTGGCGAAGATCTTGTTGCCGATCTCGTGTGGATGGTGGGCAGGGACGCCAAAAATTGGCGCCATCTTATCTCGGACCTGGAGCGCTATCTCAAAGAGCACCTCGGCTGCGTAATGGTTCGGCCGAAGTGCCGCCCGGGGTGGGCGCCGTTTCTCAAAGAGCGCGGCTATAAGGTCACACACTACGTGATGGAAAAACCGCTATGAATACCGGAACAACTGCACAGCCTGTATCGACCACGACACAATCAAAAGAGCCGTGGGCCGGCGCCACTCCATATCTCACGAGTATGTACGGAACTGCGGCAGGTTGGCGCGAAAATAACGTCGGCTACAATCCATATCCAGCATCGACCCTTGTGGAGATTGACCCCACTCAACGCCAGGGGATAAGCGACATTGAGGCGATAGCGGGGCGTCAGGTCGACGCCAACGCAATGGCTCCCAGTTTGGACCTCGCGCAACAGATGGTCGCAAGCCGGGGCATGACCCCGCGCTTACAAAATGTCAGCGATAAGCTCTACAATCTCGGTGACATGGGTGATGAGGCATATCAAAATTACAAGCAAATTTACGGGGACCAGGCGGCCTCCGATATTTGGAAGAAAATGAATGCGGATGCGGACACCGCGACTAACCCGTATCTACAGCAAATTCTCGACGCGCAAAACCGGGTGATTGGCGATCGTGTGAATGCGTCCGTAAGCGGTGCGGGCCGCTACGGTTCTGGCGCGCACACTGACATCATGGCGCGCTCGCTGGCAGAGGCCGAGGCGCCGGTTCTCTCGGCCGACTATGAGGCGCGGCAACAGCGTAAGGGGCAGGCGGCAACGGGGTTGTCGAATGTCGAACAGATACGCGGCCAAGCGACACAAGGAATGCTGGGCGCGCTCGAAAACCGAGGCAGGCTCTACGGTGCCAGCGGCGATGTCGAGGCGCAGGGGCTCAGTCGAGCGGGGCAGTGGTCGCAGATGATCCCCCAAATGCAAGAGGCGCAGTTGGCGCCATCCAAAACTCTGCTCGGAATGGGAGAATACGAGCGCAATCTTGCTCAAGAGTCGCGAGACGCGGAAGTCAAGGCGTGGAACACACAGCAGTCCTATCCATGGGAGCAGCT